CAGAGATAATCTTAGCCGATTTATTCCTGTACCCATCAGATCCAAACTTTCAGGATCTTGGGGGATTAGAGCTCACAGATGTATTTTTAGATGAAGCTACTGAGATTAGTGAAAAGGCTTATAGTGTAGTGTGCTCACGTATCCGCTATAAGTTAAATGAGTTTAATCTTAAGCCTAAGATATTACTCACCTGCAATCCATCTAAGGGATGGATCTATAACCAATTCTACTTACCCTATAAGAATCAGAATCTTCCTGAGCACCTTGCATTTGTGCAAGCTTTGCCAGGTGATAACATACACTTACCGGAAGCGTATGTAACAAGCCTTAGCCGATTACCCGAAGCGGATAGGAAGAGACTGCTTGAGGGAGACTGGGAGTTTGATAACAGCAGTGATAGACTTTATCTTTACGATGAGCTGATGCGCTGTTTTCGTGAGCCTATGAATGTAGGAGAGGGATACATTACTGCGGATATAGCGCGCTTAGGAAAAGATAGAACTGTGCTATGTGTATGGAAAGGTCTAAGCTGTATAGATATTGTAGTGCTTAGGCAAAAGAGGCAAGATGAAGTAAAGGCAGAGATACAAAGATTAATGAATCAGTATAGTGTTAGGCTATCTAATGTGCTTGCCGATGCTGATGGGGTAGGAGGTGGCTTGGTAGATAGTCTTAGGTGCAGAGAGTTTATGAATGGCAGTAAAGCTGTAAGAGGCACTCAGTACATGAATCTAAAAGCTGACTGCTACTTTAGATTAGGAGAGCTGATAGATAAGAATGAGATTACCTTTCCTATTAAATGGCAAGAGGATATCTGCAAAGAGCTTGAGCTAATCCGCAGAGTAGATCCTGATAAGGAAGGTAAGCTAAGAGTAACATCAAAAGATACTATCAGCCAGCGCACCGGTGGAATTAGCCCCGATATAGCAGATGCTATCATGATGCGGGCTTATTTTGAGCTGAATAGGAACTACACTAAGTACGCATTTATCTAAGTTAAAGTGTGATTTAGCAAAGTTTATTGTACTTAAAAGTGTGTTGTTAGGGATATTGCATACTTTAATGTGTTTTTATAGTGGAAAATAATCTACAGAATGAGGCTTATTGTGGAAAATACTCCACTATAATACGGCAGTAAGCTTAACATCATGCCAAAATATAGTAGAAAATTATACCCGATAGCGTAAAATATCCGCTAATATGCGTTAATATCCGAAAGTGATACCCTAATGGGTATCTATTACAGTAAGATTATCAGGTTTAAACTGACGTAATTGATATAAACAAAATAGCCCTACACGTTTGTAGAGCTATTCTGTAATCAAATAATCAATATAAGCCTAAACCAAAAGGCTGAAATGGATAGTCAAATATATCACACTTAATACTATGTGAATAAGTATGTGAATAAGATGTTGAAATGAGATAAGTTAATAGTCTAATTTTGAGCACATGAAGAACGAAGAGGCCCTAATACAAGAGGCTGTTATTAACTATGTTAATGCTCAATATCCTTGGCTGCTTTATTGTGCATCTGCAGGGGGTGTTCGTACTTCGATGAAGCAGGCTGTAAAGATGAAAAAAACAGGATATGTAAAAGGCTTCCCGGATATCTTTATCTATAATGCTAAGGGCACATTCTTTGGATTAGCTATAGAAATGAAAACAAGTAAGGGTGTAATGAGTCAATCTCAGAAAGACTGGCAAGCAAAGCTTATTAACAATGGCTACCATGCAGTTACATGCAAGAGCTTTGATGAGGCTAAAGTAATTATTGATGAGTACCTACACCTCTGAAATTAACCGATGCTATGCCGAATGGCGCAGAGTAGCAGCAACTGTTACAAGGTTAGATTTAGCTGATGAGCTTTTACATGACACGCTGCTCAAGATATTAGAAAGTGATAAAGATAAATTACAGGATATTCATAACCGAGGCAAGCTTAACAACTACGTTAGCAATGCTATTAGACTATCTGCACGCTGTAGCAATAGTTCATTTAACTATACACGGTTAAGATTTGAGAAGATACGCAATGATCTGAAAGATGATATCATAGATGATGTGAACAAGAGCGTAGGCATGCGACTTGAGAATGAGCAGTTAGATATATTTATCAGCAGGCTGCCATACTTTGAGAGGGAGCTATTCTTTCTCTATGCCTTAGATGATTTCAGCTACCAAGAGTTAGCTAAAGAGACTGGCATACCTTTGAACTATCTTTACCGGACAATTAAGAAAGCTAAAGTAACACTTAGAAATTCGTTACAAATATGACTAAAGAAAACTACGCTGCGAGGATTGAAATCTGCAATAAGTGCGAAGTGTTTAACACTCGCTATAAGACGTGCGGGCCTCCAACTAATGCTATTAATCCATTTGCTAAACCAACTGAGCTTAATGGGCATCTATTCAAGCCATGTGGCTGCCCTATAGATCACTTAGCAATGTATGCAGTTAAAGATTGCCCTGCTAAGAAATGGCCTATCTTAGATGATAGATTAGTAATTGAGAACATGCTGGCCTTTATCTTATCTTTGAAGCGTAACAACATAGTAACGAGCCAAGATATGAAGGTGATAGGTGAGATAAGAAAGAAGTACACTAACTTAGATTACCCTGGCACAAGCTGCGGCCCATGTGCTAATAAATATGTAGACGAGGTAGGCAAGCAGTTAGAAGAGGAGCTAACTAAATTAGAACAAGCTCAAGCACTGCTCACTCTTGAGCAAATACCTATACAAATAAAGAAACGAAGAGCTAAACGTAAAAAACTATGACTATACTTATCATCTACTTAGTAGGCTTCCTACTGCACACTGGCATCCTTTGCCTAAACATTTACAGACATCAGAGGCACTTATCTAACTTCCATTGGTACGCTTACATGGGTGTTATCTTTACAGGCTTTGTATGGCTACCATTTTGGATATACATTACTGTACTACGTTTTCAACAACAGAAATAGTTTTGCACAAATGAATCTCGTAACATATTTATAGATAGATTTGTCATAGGGTGGGAATAAAGCTATTTATTGATTAAGGTTTTTTATACGCCCTTTGGATGAACTCACCTACACATCCTTAGGGCTATATTTTTTATGTGCGGAATTGATAACGGCAGCATAGAGAATGAATTGAGCTACTGCGGGATAGTAACACAGCTCAGGGGTATGGCTAAGGTATAAGCCCCAGGTTACTTAGGGATGGCAATATCTCTAAAAGATAGATACCAGGTTAGTGCACATTGCTGATGACACTAATACATGATGGCGAAGGACTCATGCGACAAGCACAGAGACAGTCATTTTGAATGAGAGCCCAACACAGTTAGCAATAGCTGTGAAGGATACTTCTATCTCTCATTTAGCTCAGGATCTAAGCTCTAAGCATAGAGTTAATTAGCTAAAAGCTTAAAGCTAATTAGCATAAGCTAACAAACTAATTAACTAACTTATGAATGATAATAAGTATAACTTTTTGAGGGCTCAAGTGAAAATGTTTAATCCTACATTTACAGATAAAGAGATTGATAAGGAGTGCCAAAGAATACTAAATGAAGGTGAGGGAGGTGAGGATCCTGATTGCCTTTATTGTGGATCATAGATAGATGCTATAAATAACAACTAAATAATATGAAAGCTTCTTTTACATTTGACTTTGATAACTTAGAAGATATTAATGACCATAGGAGGCATACCAAAGCATTAGACTTAGCACTGTGCTTAAATGAGTTTAACACTCAGTTATTATGCCAGCTCAAATATGATGAGCTAACAGGTAAAGAAAAGATACTACTGTCTAAAGTTAATGAGTTACTGCAGGACACTATGAAAGAGTATGGCATTTACTTAGATACTTTACTTAGATGATATTAGTACCAGCACAGCTTGAATCAGTAGGTACCCGAAAGGATAAGACTCTTAAACTGACCTTTGGCACTAACGAGCTCACACCATCTCAAGCTGCTGAACTGTTCGGTACAGCCAATCAGTTCGGTTACTTAGCTTTTAAAGATGAGAGCTTCAGACGTGAGGAGCTGGATGCAGTAGAGAGCCTTAAATCAGAGTTAGAAGATACACTTAAGAAACCATCACAAAGATTAAGGAACA